CCCCGCACTACGTGTCTTGGGATGGTCATAGACGAAGTTTCTGAGTTTAGATGGTGCTATCAAAGTATCTACCGATCCTAAAAACTCACATTCAAACTCAACTTTAAATTGCTGCTCAGAAGTGTTGGATATTGTTTGTTTCTTCCATTCTTCATCTCTTCCAGGAACTTCACTCCAATGAACATCTGTAAATATGTACTCATTTTTACCTTTTTCTGCATCATGCCACATTCGGTAGAAATGATTCATACCGTGTGGGGTTGATACTATAATTACTTTTGTATTTTTACCCGAAGTAATCGTTGGATATACTGAAGCAAAGAATGAATCTGCAATATGATTTGGGACGAAAGCAAATTCGTCCAAAAATAGTATATTGAATGACATACCACGAACTGCAGAAGCAGAAGTAGAAGCAGCCAAGATCTTACTTCCGTTTTCAAGTTCCAAAGAACCCTTGTTCCAAGAGATGATTCCCTGTTGCATCCACTTTGGTAAATTTTCATATGCTGTCTGCAATCTATCTAACAGTTCTCTAGCAGTCGCTGCTTTGTTTGCTAGAATACCTATATTTACATTATCATTGAATACTGCATAATGAAGAAGAAAAGATACTACAGTAGTAGATTTACCTGTCTGGCGAGGCATTTTACAGATATTGAATCTGTGTTCATGAAAACGATTTACAAGTTTTTCTTGAAATGGATACATTTGAAATGGTTGTAATCCATGATCAAGAGTTACAATTTTTACATAATTTTTTGCAAAATAAACTGGGTCATTCATGCACTTGGAAATCTCAAGAATTTGCTCTTTAGTAAATTCGTGAGTTGTATTTGCCTTTTTTAAAAGGGGATTGCCAAGATATACATCATTTGACATAATGAAACCTCTATATTATTTACATCTCCATCTACGGAGTGCTTTATTAATTTTTGAATCCGGATCTCTTGCTGTTTTTGCTGAAGTTAGTTTTGATTTCATTCCCTTCATACGTCGGCAAAAGTCGGCACGACGTTTTGCTCTTTTTCCTTTGGGATTTTTTTCAGTTACTGCAGTTTGAAGTTTTGAACCGGGATTTTCTCTTCTATAAGCATCAACTGCTTTTTGACTTAATCCATCAGTTTTGTCTTGACGATTTACTTTTTGCCAATCTTCAATGACTTCTGTGGACTCATTCATAGGTTTTACATAATTTTTATCTGGTCCATATTTTGCAGCACTACCACCCTGAAATAATGGTTTTCCAGATTCTATTTCTGAAACGGAATGGTAAACAACACGAGAACCTGGATAAACTTTCTGTATCTCATCATTTATTTCATTTCTTGTGGGAATTTTTAATTGTGGGAAGAAAATTTTAATTGAATAATATTTACCCCTCCACAAAAGTGTAACCGCAACTACATTTCCTATTTGCGATTGAATTCTTGATGCCTCGTCTATTTTATAAATTACTTTTTCATCTAACTCATGTTCATCACTTTCCAAGTAATCTGCTGCGGTATCAATATAATCTGCTGCTTTTGTAATTTTTGACTGTACCCATGCTTCTAAATTTCCTTCGCCATTTTCAACTTTTGCCTTTAATCTCTTAACTGCATTTTCAATTGTAGTTAATTCTGAGCGTGCCATTGAATATTCTTCATCTTTTATAGAAACCTTATCCCAAACCTTTTCTCCATAAGAACATTCTGATCTTGCTTCTCTTTTTTGGCAAAGTGGACAATATCTTTCTTCCTCATGCATATGGGTCTCTTCTGTTTTTGTTCCCCAGTTCGCGGCACCAACCTTGCGACACTTAACTAATGCTCCAGATGCATATGCACTTGGCCAAACACTATAACGAGACTTTACTTTATGGTAGCAGGCATCTTTTTTACCACTACCTTTACTTGGTTTATCTTTAACTTCTTGTAGATCCATTTCTTCAGTCCTTACGTTAGTTGGTTTTGCTCCACCAGTTTTCTGTGGTTGATTTGGGTCTAATCTATTTTTTCGTCTTCTTGCCTTCTCTTCATCTTCTGGTGAAAGATTTTTTGCCATTTTAGAACTTCCGCATTTTGGTGTAGAAGTTTGTCCCGGTTGACGAGCACATGGTTTTCCTGCCCATTTTCCGCCAAGTTGAACCCAACCTTTCTTACCATCCGAAGATTTTGATTTATTGAACCAATCATGAAGACCTTCATCTCCTGATTTTGTTTCTTCATATGCAAGACCACGCTTAGTGTGCTTTATTTCACCTTTCTGCTTTGCAATTAATTTCTTGGAAGTAGATGCAAAATTTGCCGTTGGATTTTCATCTGGAACCAATTTTGGTTTTTTATCATACTCGTCAACATCTCCATCATTATCCCAATCAACATACTGCACAGTCGCGTGGTGGATTGACTGCTTTAGATCTAAATTGGGATCTAATTGATGTTGCTTCCCTTTTAAGTGTGGTGTTTTATGGGAGAATTTTTTGTCTTTCATTCAACTGGTTTTGATTTAGTTTCTTCACCTTTTGCCCTCTTTCTTCTTGCCGCACAATGAGCACGTTGGGAAAAACCTTTTGGATTTGAGCAATCAATACTCTTCTTGTATTTATTACTCCACTCTTCTTGAAAGTCTCTAAATGTCTTCATTTTGAGTTTGTTGCTTTAAAAATTTTGCCAGTTCTGAAGTTGATCCAACAAATAATGCATTATTAACTGTTGTTGGACCCTTTTGTTTATCTTCCTCAATATCTTTTAATTTCTTCTGAAGTTCCATCAGTTTATCTGTAGCATCAGCAACGTTTTTTATAAGTTGACCTGCAACTTCATATGCTCTTGGCATTTCACTTTCCTGTGCTAGTTCCAGAATTCCATTAATAGCTTCTTGACCTTTTTCAATGAGAGAGTATAAATTTCCCCTCGTATATTCATAATCTTTTTTAATATCGCTATTGGCATTTGTAGAATTATTATTTTCTATCTTTTCCAAATCAGAAATGTTATCATTATTCGATTTTACCAATTCACAATTTATACTAATATCTTCATCTATATTAAAAGATTCGCTTAAATTTTTAAAGTTTTTTGTCATTTTCATGAAAACGATCCACTAAATCCAAAATCATCTCCATCTTCAATTAATTCATTATCAGAACTTGTTATTGATTTAATTTGTGCCCCAGACAAATGTGAAGTGATAGTAGTGCTATCCATTCCCCTCTGAACTGTAATAATATTTCCGGAAATAAGTTTTACATAAACTTCTTCTCCTTCTATATCTAAATAAGTTCCAATTGAAATTGAGGATGAATTATTTACTTCAATCAATGTATCTTCAGTTGAAATATCTTTTATTAAAGTTGCAACGACAGTTCCTGTATAATTCTTGATTGCTCTTGGTTCAGCTGAATATGTTATTTCTCTTGTTGGTAGATTTGTTCTATCACCAGCAATAAATCCAACAGTAGACTTCCTGATAATATCCTTGGTTGCAGAAGATACTGGACCAAATAGATATGTCTTTACACTAAATCTTAATGTATAAATTAAAACTCTTCTTGAGTTGAAATTATCCTCATAGTCATCCTGCATTGTAATGTTCTCTAAAACAACAGGAACATCCCTTTTTTCATTTATATCATCAACCAATTCCACGGTCATTGTATATGCTGGTTGAAAATATGGTAAAATTTGTTCAATAATTTGCAAAGCATCATCATTCAATTTTGACATAATGCTAAGTTCAAATTGCATATTATATGGAACTGGTAGATAGGATTTTTTTGTTTCCGATCCGTCGCTCGATGATTTTACTGTAAAAGTTTGTGTTGTTGTGGCTTTTCTTGTTTGGTCATATACAAGACCAATAAATTCAAATGACATTCTAGGCAATGTTATTTGAACTGGTTTATTCAAATCTGGAGATTGTTCTAATCTGGCCAAAAACTTTTGAGTTGGTCCATATGCAAGTGGGACCTTTATTACACTTTTAACTGCGCCCGAGTTATCCGTATGCTTGATGCTTATCTCATTGAATAAAGAACCAAAAGAAATTACGGTCTTCCTTAAAATTTGATGGTAAAAATACTCAAACATTTTGTATACCCTTTAACAATTTTTTAATCTAATAATGTTTATTTAGTACTTATGGCATACCAAATGGATTAGTTTCGCTAAAATCTATAATTTTATTAGCTTCTTCTTCAATGTCATCATTATCAGAAAATCCATCACTAACAGGAAATGTATCTATTGTCTTTAAGTAATGTGATGCACTTGATGCAGACCCAACTATGTTTTCTCCCAAAATAAATTCGCCAGTAACATTAGAAACTTCTAAGGTGTTTAAATTTGAGTTCCATGATCTTACTCTTCCGGTTACTCCACTTTGAGATCCTGTAACCAATTCGTTGAATATGAATGAACCTGATGAAATTAAAGAAGGATCTGCTATTTGTATTGTTGGTGGTTCTGTATAACCAAGACCTGCATTAGTTATATTAATTGCTGTTATAGATCCTGCGGCAGAAACTACCGCTGTTCCTGCTGCAGAAACTGATGAAATTCCTGTAAAAGTAACCAAAGGTGGATTTACATATCCAGAACCGGAATTTGTTACGGTAATAATACCGACTATACCATCACCTATAGTTGCGGTTGCAGATGCTCCGCTTCCTTCTCCACCAATAAATCTTACTTTTGGAGCTGCTGTATAACCATATCCTGGATCAGTAATTTGCACACTCTG